ACGACGTCGTGAAGGACTTCGCCGACGCGCACAGCGAGTCCAAGCGCGAGGCGATCTGGGACTGGTGGCAGGCCAACGCCGTGACGCGTCTGGAGCCGCCCTTCCTCTGCATCGCCATCGCCACGCGCTGGCACGAGGACGACTTCATCGGCCGCCTCCTGAACCCGGCCAAGAACCCCGACGCCAGCAAGTGGGAGAACGTCATCTTCCCCGCCATAGCCGAAGAGGACGACCCCCTCGGCCGCGAGCCCGGAGACCCTCTCTACAGCCCTCTGGTTGAGGAGACTCGGGAGGAGGCGCTGGAGCGCTGGGACTCTCTGAAGCGCTCCGTGGGCTCGTACATGTGGGAGGCCCTGTACCAGCAGCACCCGACGCCGGCCGACGGATCGATCTTCAACCTCGGCTGGCTGCGGTTCTGGACGACGGATCCCTCCAAGGTCAAGAAGGGCGACGACACGGTGATCCTGCTTCCTCGGGAGCGCCTGGAGCGGGGCCAGTGGCTAGACTCGTGGGACCTCACCTTCAAGGGGAGCTCGACGTCGGACTACGCCGTCGGACAGCGCTGGTGCCGGCAGGGCCCTGACCGGTTCCTGATCGATCAGCAGCGCGGGCAGTGGAGCTTCACCCAGACCTTGGAGAAGATGATGCGCTGGTGCAACGCCGGCGACCTGGACGACAAGGCCAGCCCCGGCGGATCGTTCGTCCACCAGCGTCTCGTTGAGGACGCCGCCAACGGTACGGCGGCCATCGACGTGCTGCGCAAGAAGGTGGCAGGCATCAAGCCGATCAAGCCCCGCTCATCCAAGGAGGTCCGCGCCCGGGCCGTGACGCCGGAGATCGAGTCCGGGAACGTCTACCTGCCGCACCCGTCGGACCCAGGCAACGGATGGGTGAACGAGCTCATCTCTGAGATGCGGGCATTCCCCTCGGGCAGGCACGACGACCAGGTGGACGCCTTGAGCATGGGCCTGCTCGGTCTAAGGGACGCTGGCCAGGCGTCCCTGTTCGTGCCGAGGGGGACAATCCGCCGCGCTGTGAGCGGTCTCTCAATGGCTGGCACGATTCCCCGGTTCTGACGGCTTGCATCTTCTGAGGGGTGGACGTATGATTTCATACGTCCACCCCAACTACGTTAGGAGATCAGGTGAAGTCGCCGAATAACAACGCCCCCGACGCCCTGCTAAGGGCGTCGCAGCGTCGGGTCGAGGAGCTGGAGAAGGCTCTTCAGTCTGCCTATTCCTGGGGATACTTCCCCGGCAAGCTGTCCGAGCTGGACGAGATCATGGAGACTGCGGCCGTCCCTATTCCCGAAGAGATCGCTACCCGTACCCGCATGGTCCGGGTGTGGTCGGAAGGGTTCAGGAAGCACCACGGATGGGCGCTCCAGCCGGAGGAGCGGCGCCCCCGCCGCGAGGTCGCCCAGATGCTCCACTACTCATCCCTACTGCCCGAAGCCTCTCTCGTGAGTCAGGAAATGGTCCGGGAATGGCTGTGGAAGATCGCCCGCGCGGCCTCGAATCTCTTGAGCGAGGACCTGGATGTACTGGCCTTGGCCCTGGAGGAGTACGTCCGCGCCGCCAAGAAGCATCCCGGAATGACCCTGGAGTGCGCCGGACACACGGAAGCCTCGCGCCTGTTCGCCCTCGTCGAGGAGATCGGGGAGGTCGCGGCCTGCCTTACCTACGACAACGACGCCGATACCGGCCACAACTCGGACCTGGAGTCCGAGGTGATTCAGGTCATCGCCCTGGCCCTGGCCTGGGCTACCCGTTACCTGGATGAGGGGGGTGACGGCGATGAGTGACTGGCCCAACAGTCCTCTCATTAGAATCACCTCCGGAAGTCTGCGGGGGACGGTTCCGCTCAACGGCGCTCTCGCAGCGTCTGCAGGGCTCGCAGCGTCCGGAACGGCCTTCAAGTACCGGGTAATTCAGGGGCCCGGTACCGGAAGGCTCATTCGCGAGGATGACCCGGACTCCGGCAGCATCCTCTCCTGGGAGGAGGTCGTGCCCGTACCGGCTGACGACCTGCGGCGATTGCACGGAGAGTTCCGAGGAGTCTCACTCTCTGAGAGCCAGCTTAGTGCTCTCCTACAGATCACCTCATGTCTAGACCCCGGGGCAGCGTCTCCCCTGGATCAGGCCGTCTCGGCGGTAGAGGAGGCCCTGCGAGGATCGATGACATCGCCTGACACGTCCTCCGAGGAGTATCTAGCCATCCTGTTGAGGGCCCTCTCCAATTTTCAGGAGCTCGAGCTCGGCCCCAGTAGCCCGGAGAAGATGAGGTCCTTGTCCGAGATTGTCCGTATCTGTGTTGAGTGGGTTGCGGAGATCTCCTCCACCGACAGATCTGGCACAGGCTGGGGTGCGCTGGAAGCCCTGGACGAGGCTCGGAGACGGGTCAAATCTGATCCCGCCATAGGGGGCTTCCCCGCCATGGCCGCGCTGGCCGGGGACGCGGCCTCGTGGGTCGATGAGGCTCGGGATATTGAGGAGGACCGGCAGAGGTTGGGCAGCTGGCTGCCAGAGCCGGTCCTCACCCTAGCTCACTACGCGCTGGCCCTGCTGGCCGAGTGCTTGGGGTCGGTGAGTGAGATGGACGTCCGCGCAGGCCACCTCCCCGACCCCTACCGGCTCGATGTCGCCTACGCCGGCGGGCAGCCCGTCGGGACCGTAGAGAAGATCGTGATGGATGAGCCAAACCCGGACCGACCGGGCCCCTACATCCGTAACGCCCTGCGAGAGGGATTCACGGCCGAGCTGCGGGAGGCCGGAGATGGGAGCTACGAGGTGACGGAATGCTGAACGTGATCCCCAGGATCAGCGGATTCTTCATCGCCCCTCACCTGAGGGTGAGCTACTCGGTCGCCGTAGAGCTCGCAGACATCGCCTTCGTGAACGGTCTGAAGATTCTACGCGAGGTGTCCACTCATCCTAACGTGGCGGGCCGGAAATCCCTGACCATGCGTGACGGATGCCTCAGCATTCGCCTGGAGAGGCTGCACGACCACATTGATCTGTGGATTTCCAAGGACGGCTCGACCGCGGATCTTGTCCGCGACATCGTCGATATGCGTGACCCGCTGAGGCGGATCCGTACTGCGGTATCGGAGTATCAGCGTCCGCGGCGATCCTGGTGGGCTGTTGTGCCTGCCGACCAGTACCAATTCACCAAGTTCCTATAGGAGACACCTATGACATCTATCAACGACGTTGCCGACCTGCCGAAGCGCCTGGAGGCATGGGCCGGCGGAAAGGGCTACCGCGAGGCCTTCGGGATCGACGCCGAGCGCGCGATGGCCAAGGACCTGCGCAAGCTGCTATCGCTGACCGTCCAGCAGGCGAAGGCCTTGGAGGATTCTCAGGAGCACGTCTACGCCTTAGAGCAGCGGCTCCCGACCTCCCAGACCGACGACCTGGAGCCGCCCCCCACTCTCGACGACCCGCTGGAGGAGGCCGCTCGCCTGGACCGCCAGGCCCGTCGGGACGCGAAGCTGGCTCGCGCGGCGCTTCAGCAGGAGGTCCTGTCCGCCTACTCACGGGGAGTGTCGAAGTCGGCCCTGAGCTCGGTCTCCGGCATGACTCGGCAGACCGTTGATCGGGTGCTCGGGCAGTGGAAGCGCAAGCCTCCCAAGATCGGCGACGGAGAGGGCGAGTCCCAACTCACCCTGATCTGACCACTGCGGGCTTGCTCTAGGCCGTATGACGGCATACGCTTAGGGCAAGCCCGCACCTCCAACCCCTAGCGAGGAAACATGAGCACAAAGACCTCACCAACCAAGACAACCTGGACCCGCGTCCTCCGCCACCCTCAGGCGCGAATCAAGCCGCTCGACGCGGACACCTTGCACGAGGCCAAGACATGCCTCGTCTACGAGAACGGGCAGGCCGTCGCCCAGCTGAAGAGCTGCGGTCAGCGCTGCTGGGGCGTCTACCCGGCCGGCATGACGATCCCCGCCGCGTTCGGGGCCTCCGCTCTGGAGGCTGTGACGGCGTGGATGAGCGCCCGGGACGGGGCGTCTTCGTGACCGACGCCCTGCTGGCCGCGACCGCGGCCCTGGCCATCAGCCTCCCCACATTCGCGCTCGGAGAACGCCTACGAGGCCGCCGAGAACTGATCGTCAACACCCCTAAGAAAGGATCTCCCGTGGGTAGATATTCCTCCTTCGACCACCTGGCCCGGGACAACCGGTCCCTGTATTCCGCCTACCTGGAGGCCTCTCACGGCGGGGGAGGTCGCATCCTTCTGGAGGACGGGACATACGTCATCAGCGAGGACTCCCTCCCGGACCTTGACCCGTCCGTCGAGCTGTACCTCGGGGACGGGGCCTGGCTGGAGGTCAGGGACGGCCTTACGCCGAGCGTCCAGCTCACCCTTCCCGATGAGTACGTCGAGGCTCTGGACCGGGAGCCGATCGGCTCAGATCAGTCTCGCCGCCTCTACTGGTCCTCGCCCACCCCTCCGCACGGCCTGGATGACCCGACCCAGAACCCCTACGGCTACGGGGACATGACCCTGTACGTGCCAGAGAGTCTGGAGCCCGCTTACCGCGAGGTGGGGTTCTCCTCGTACGGGACGCCCAGCCGCCGCTACCTGGAGATCTGGGAGGACTACCGACCCTACGAGGGGTTCCCACCGGTCCCCGACCCGCGGGGCGCGGAGTCGGAGGCCGTCGAGGCCCCGGGCCACTACACCTGGCTCGGGCAGTCGCTCGCCGCGCTCGGTCTGAGCGACGCGGCCAACGTCGAGTCGTGGGACGTGCTGGACTCGGCCTTCCCGCAGGACCCACTCCTGTGGAACTGCGGCAAGTACCTGCTTCGGCAGGGACGCAAGGGCGGCGAGGAGAAGCGCCTGGAGGATCTGCGCAAGGCGAGGGCGTACCTCGACCGCAGGATCGCCCAGCTCTCCTCCGAGGGGCGGGGCGGAGGTGAGTGACTGAGATAACTGTGATGGGGATATCGGGGCTAGCGCCGCCCCGGTGGGCGGCGCTAGCCTTATCTTGTACGTAGCCGACCACCCAACTTACAAAAGGAAAGTGACATGAGCAACACTGAGACCTACGCGGAGAAGGTGGACCGGATCGCCGCCGAGCTGCTGGACGTCCTGCGCGACGTCCTCGGCCCTGAGCGCCGCCTGCCCGAGCCTCGGGCCGACTACGCCCGCTACGGCGACCACTCCGTCACCGTGCGCGACGGCGAGGACGGCCGCGTCGAGGTGACCGCCAGCCTGACAATGACCGGAGCGATCAAGGAGTACTCGGCCCGCCTCACTCACGGCGACCGGGAGCCGCGGCTGTGCTCCGCCGTCGGCCCCCTTCTCATGGACTGCTCCCGGGATCCTGAGGAGCATCCCACCATCATCTACGTCCTCCCCCTCGTCATCCGTCTGGACAGCGCGTCTGAGCGCATGCGAGACGCACGTCGGGTCCTGGCAGAGGCCGGCCACGCAGTTGAGGATCGCGGCCCGACTCTTGTCCTGCGAGAGAGTCCCGCCCTCGGAGCGAAAGTCGTAGCCACCGTAGAGCCCGACCCGGACAACGGATTTCTGGTAGTGCACGGCCGGGATGCCGGGCAGGTGCGGGAGATCCTGCACCAGGCCAACGTCTTCTGAGTGACGGACGTCACTGAATACACCCCGCTTGCGGCTTGCAGGCGGGGTGTATGCGTGCATACACTTAAGCCATGAGCACGAACCGCCCCACCCCCGCCGTCAAGATCATCGCCACCGTCGCCACCCTGGCCATCGTCGCCCTCGCCATCGTGGGGGCCATCCTGGGCCACAGCCACGCTCAGGCCTCACAGGCTCGCGAGGCTCAGGCTGAGCGGGTCTCCGAGATCATGGAGTCACTAAACTCCGAGGCTGAGAAGTCCCCCTCCGCCGGCGGCTCCAAGGTCTGCACGATCTCCGCCGAGCGGTCGCGCAAGTGCTACCCCGGGGGACGCGGTGGCTGGTACCGGACCCGGGGCGGGCACGCCCTGAAGCCGGCCGAGGACTCCCCCGCCACCGCGCTCCTGCACAGTGAGTTCGACGAGGCCGGGCCGGCGGACATGCCCGGCCGCGTCCCTGGCCGCGGCGGCTGGGTCAGTGAGGAGGGGGAGGACTGGGCCTGATCGTCCCTCGGGAGAGCGCCCCGCACACCCCCGCGGTGGGGGGGGCCGTTTCATGCCTATAGAGGGTCTAGGAGCGTCTCTGAGGGGCTTTGAGGGCTTGGCGGGGCCGTCCATACGGGAGGAGGTCTATAGGCCCTCAGAGAGGCTTACACGGCCCCACCGTGCGCCAGGCGAGGCGCCTCGGATAGCTGATGCCGTGTAAGCCCCGTAGACGGCCTAACGCCCCGATACCTGGGTGCAGGTACCGGGGCGCAGGTGCCGGGCCGTCTACGGGGCTTACAGGACGCCCTGAAGGCGCTCCAGGGCGAGGCGCGCACTCGGTGCGTGGGCGGCGGCCATCGCGTAGCGGTCCTGCCAGCGGCGGATCTGGGTCGGGTGCACGACTCGGGCGCGGGAGTCCGGGGCGGGGCGGCGCTTGACCGGGACGACGTCCCAGGAGACCGGGACCGCGAACCAGGTTCGTATGGACAGCCCGTTCCCGGCCAGCAGCTCCTCAGGGATCCCGTCGAAGGCGTGAGGGTCCTCGCGCAGGACCACGGAGGCGGGGGGGGGCGGGGGCGCGGGGGGGCGCGCGCGCG